TCCGCCAGAGTATAATGGTCCGACTATGACCACAATTCGTGATCAGTGGACTATCGCCAATTATGCTAACTATATTGACCAGCTTGATCAAGGAACTTCTAGTCAAGCGCCAGCAAATTTTATCGGTAATGCCGTTAACACTGGCATACTGAATGCAATAGCCATTATGCGTACAACTATGGAAGTTAGAAGTTCGAGGTCTGGGTATAGCCCTAAATACAAAAGATGACACATTCTGACTTACAAAGTACCATATACTCGTATTTCGAAAATAATTGGACTGATTCCCCAATTACATACGAAAATACGCCTTGGAAACCGCCAGTATCTGACCCTTGGATACGTGTCACGGTTTCACCATATAACACCGAGAATGTTGGTTTAGGCACACACTGCGTACGATTAAGCGGTGATATAATAATTCAAGTATTTGTGCGATACGATGTAGGCACTGGACCCGCTTATGCACTTGTCGATAGTGTACGAGCGATGTTAGAGAATAAGTTACTGGGTAATTGCATTTATACATATGAATCAAGTCCCCATGTAATTGGTGATTCAACTCGACAACTCAACCACATACAATCTGATTGGTATCAGATCAATGTAGTCACACCCTTTGAAACCGCATGTTAGGAAAATAAGATGTCTAAAGCAACAACCAATTATACCGATTTGTCTTATGTCGCCGAGGTGACCCCTGGCGTTATTCCAGACAATCCTGTTTTTCAACTTTTGCCTACGACCGGCGGTGCTCTTGCACTTACTATCACGACTGAAGTATCTGAGGTTATTCGGTCTGACCGCCAAATCGATGACCTCGTTCCTGTCGACGCTGAAGTTACTGGCGACATTAACTTTGAGTTGTCATATACTCCGTGGAAGCCCCTCATTATCGAGTTGCTTCGTACGCCTGATGCAGCCAATCCGTACAAAAATGGCTTTGAAGCTCCGGGCACTTTCACGTTCTGTAAGCGTATTATCGTCGGTAACGTAACCAATTACTTCTATTACACTGGTTGCGTTATTGGCAGTATGACCCTCAATTTCGCGACTGGCACGCGATTGACTGGCATGCTCAATATCATGGGTCGTGAAGAAACTGCGACTACGACGCCTTTGGCCGGTCAGTCGTTTACTGATGTTGCTGAGTACGCCATCATGAACTCGGTTAGCAACCTCATGATTGCTATTACCGACTTGCCTGCTGAGACGTGTTTCCAGAAGTTGGATCTTACGATTGCCAACAACAGTACTGGAGCCAAGTGTATTGGTATCTTTGGCGCTTCAGACATTCAGGACTTCGCGCTTGATGTTACTGGTGCTATTGAAACCTATTTCGAGGATCTCGTTCTTTATAACAAGTTCCTTGATTCTCAGGCGTTCTCGGTCACAATCACGCTGACTGATTCTCTGATGAATGAAATCGAAATTGTGCTTCCGAAGTGCAAATTCGAAGAACTCTCTGTTCCTATTCCTGGAAAGAATCAGTTCCTTTCCATGCCTGGTTCCATCAGAGCCTTGCGTGAGCCAGTCGGTAACTATACCGTAAGCGTTGCGTTTACTGATGGTGCGGCACCGTCAGTGTAAGTTATCACTACTAGCTTAGTGAACACTAGCTATGTAGTAACCTGTGCTGCATAGTTAGTGACTTTTATAAACACAGGTAATTTCTTTCAACAGGTGATTTGAATGCGTATAACTCCAATAGATGACAAGAAAGCAAATGAAGGTTCTACATTTAAGTACATGGGCGTTCCGCTTATCATTGCTCGAGGTAACAACGAAAACTTCAAAAAGGTTTTTCGTACCTTGACTAAGCCGTACCAACGTGAAATTGACCGTGGTTCTATGAAGAACGAACTTGCTGAAGAATTGCTTTGCAAGGCTTTGGCTCAAACGGTTCTTTTGGGTTGGGACGCAGAAAAGATGCCGGGTAATTTCCCATACACGGTAGATAATGCTGAATCCCTCTTGCTGAATGATACTGACTGTCGCGCTTTCGTTCTTGATGTTTCGAGAGAAGCTGAGAACTTCTATACGGAAGACGCCGCGGATCGCTTGGCAAACTAACAGAGGTCTTCAAGTGGTTTGTTGAATATGGAGAAGATATAGCATCTTTTGAAATGATGCAAGGAAAGGGAATTCCAACACCACTTGATATAAAGCCTGAAATAATACCGCAAGATTACGAATGGTACGTTACGACATACAACAAAATACAACTTTCAAGACCTATTGCTGACGTATACGTACCTCTTCCAATGACCGAATATGTGGCATATTTCACAGTGTACGATACTTTAGATAATTTACCTGATGACATTGACGTTTTGGTGTCATTCGATAAATTTTTCGTTGAGACTCGTAACGCTGAATTAGAGCAACAGCGCTCTGTAAACAAAGGAAAGAAATAACATGGCTTTTAATGCTCATATCAATATAACAGGCTCAAGTTCTGGCGCGCAGCAGGCTGTTAATGGTCTGGGCAATTCTTTTAAAAGCGCTGGCGCAAATATGGCAAGCTTCGTAAAAGGCTTGACCCATATGTCACAAGTTAATAATCAAGTTCGTGCTAATGTTAATAATGCAAATAATGCATTATCTGACTTTAATAAGGCGTTAGCTGGTTTAGGCACAGCCGCTATTGGCAAAAAGATTTACGAGGTACGAAATCAATTTGTTGGTTGGGAAAACCAGTTATACGCTGTAACTGGCTCAATTCAAAAAGCGACGCAAGAGTTGGATGATCTTATAGGAGTTGTTAAAGAACTAGGTACAGACTTAACGACAGCCGTAACTGGATTTGTTCAACTTAAGGTGGCGGCCAAAGGTTCTGGTCTATCAAGTGGACAACTACTGGATATATTCAGATCTTTCTCTGGTACATTGATGCTCTTTAATGCAGATACCCTTAAGGTTGAGGGTACATTTAGAGCATTAACACAGATGTTTAGTAAAGGCGTTGTTCAGGCTGAAGAACTTAGAGGTCAGTTAGCTGAACATTTACCAGGTGCTTTGCAAATTGCTGCTAGGGCAATGAATACAACGACTTGGGATCTTGGCGACAAAATGAAAAAGGGAATGCTTGATCCCACTGAAGTCGTTCTTAAAATGGCGCAGCAAATGGATAAGGAATTAGGCGCCGCTAGAGAACGTGCTATGGACACGTCTAGAGGTGCCTATAATCGGTTGATCACGGAAGTTAAAATCCTGATGAACCAAATAGGTGCGATGTTAGAACGTGATTTTATTAACGCTATTAACATAATTGCTAGTGGCGCTAAAGAAATAACACAAATATTTAAGGATAATTCAAAAATCATTATGCTGGCTATCCACGCATTAGGTGGATATGCTCTTGCTTGGGCAGCTACCGCTACCGCTGTTGGTTTAGTTCATGTAGCATTAAAACTTGCTACTATTAACCAATGGTTATTCAATGCAGCCGCTAATGCAAATCCGTATCTTAAGTTTCTTGCTTTAGCTATATCAGCTCTTGGCATACTTTCTGGGGCAATTTATGACTCTAGAAATGCCATGGTTAAGTTTAATGACACATTTGCTTCAGTAGGTAGTTGGTCTAGAGCCGCTTTAAGTGAAGCTGAAATCTATTTTAGTTACGTAAAACATGAGTTTAATGCTCTGATGGCTTTGGATTGGGGTAATCTAATTGGCCAAATAATGCCAGATATGCCAGATTTTTCTGAATTAGGTGTAGCAATTGAGGATGCTTTGAATGGCGATACAATGGATTTCATCGTTGGCGTAGTCAATAAACTTATTACGGGTTTATTACTTTGGTTTGATATCTGGGTTCAGATTGGCCAATTCATAGCTAATGACTTAGGAAAAATAATCGATAGATTTCAAGATCTTGTTGAAGAACTATTTAAGATGCTGGGCGGATATATTAAGGCAGTAGGTTCTGCGCTTAAAGGATTAGGTCAAGATATCGCCGCCGCATTTACAGGTGATTTTAGTTTCTCTAATATGGAAACTGCTTGGAATGATGCCGTAGCTAAAATTGATTCATCTTGGAATTTAGCTATGACCAATTTGAAGCAAGCATGGAGCGACGCAATGAGCGACTTTGAAATAAAAGTCGATTGGGATTATAATTGGATTGATGGTTGGTCAGCTAAAGTAACTGC